ATAAAAAATAAAAAAGGGCAAACAATTCTATTAGATTTTAAGACATCTAAAGACTTTTACCCCGATCAACCAATTCAATTAGCAACATATAAAAAGCTAATAGAAGATTCTACTGATATTAAAATTGATTTTTATGGAATTATAAATATTCCAAAAGATAAATTAAAAGACATATCAATTAGAATGTACAAAGATAAACAAAGATACTTAAAAACATTTAAAATGTGTAAATATCTTGATAAGTTTGAAACAGCTTGTTTATCTGAAACCAAAGAGTGGAAAAAACAACAAACGCAAACCAAAAGGAAAAAAAATGTATAAAAAATATGGAAAAGATGATTTTGAAACACACAAGTTAGAAGTCACATTATTAAACAATCCTAATGCAAAAGCTAATGGGTGGAATTATAAAAGTATGTCTAAAGTACAAATGTGGGATAGTACAGCGAAAAGACAGTATAGCCCTTATCAATTTCAACAATGGATAGAATCCCCACATATAATGGCTATGATAAAAAAAGGTGCTAATTTAAAAATTGCTACTTATGATTATGAGGATACTCCAACTAAATATGATAATGGTAATAGAAGAAAACTTGTATTTTATTTTAGTGCATTAAAAAATCCACCAAAAAGAAATGAAAATATTGATGGGTTAAAACCTATTGGAGATTCAGTTCCAAAATATACTGAACAACCAATGACTCAGGCACAACCATCTGCACCTGACCACGCAACTACTGCACAGTTGTCTGACTTAGATGATGAGATTCCATTTTAATGCAACTAACTAAGGAGTTTAGAGGTATGAATGATTTGGAAATGAAAATACAAGACCTAGAGATACAAGTTAGAGCATTAGAGAAAAATAATAAAATGCTTAAAGACCATATCGACTCATTAATAAATGATAACGATAGGTTTAGGTCTATTGATAAGGCACATAAAAATATCAATGGAAAACTTCGTCTAAGACTAGATAGACTTGAAGAAGAAAATAAAAAGCTAACTGATGAGGTTAAGGATAACAAAGAACTTATCCAAGACCTCTACGACTACCCATAAGGAGAAATATGTCACAAGAAGATTATCTAAAAGTAGATACACCAGCACTAATGAAAGACCTAAGAAAGTTCTCAGACTTATATAACTTTTGGTATTCTGCATTGTTAAAAAGGGAAACAGACCTTAAACAAAAAAACGCAGAACTCTATTTAGGATATAAGCAAAAAGGCGAAAAGATGACCCAAAAGGAAATCGAAGCTTTAATAATGGTTGATGAGGATTATGTGGCTAAGAAGCTATGCTTAGTAGAAGCAGAAACTTTTTACTTACAATCTAAAACCAACTACAACAATAAACAAACAGAAATCTCTTTATTACAAAGTGAGTTAAAAAGAGAACTATCGTTTGTAGCTAAGGAGAGAAAATGACAAAACTATACTTAGACAACTCAGGTAACTATCAGAAGTTTAAGGAAGATAAAATTAAATGGGGTAGTGTTATAGCCAAGACCCTAGCTTATCTTACTGTGGCAGTTGCTATGGGCTTTTATATGTATCTTTTATTTAGTGCTTAACAACTTCTAATTGGCTTATGTCAGTTGTTTCATCTATTTCAATGGTGCTTATGCTATAAGTATTAACATAAGCATCTTCCCTCTCATCAATTCTATCTAAATAACTTTGTACTTTTGGAAAGTGTGGAGTCGTATCTATAAATATAAATGAAGCTTTACCGATATTATTATTATCAGTTAATATATCTATTGTAAGTTCTGTAATTACAAAATCTGTTTCGTACTTCATACTTCACAATATAGATATTTAATAGAAAATTAAATTATTTCTTTTTGTTCCGGTTGAGAACCTTGTCTGTCATTTTAGTTGAGAAAGTAGCTGTAAAAACAATAATAACTAAATACCAAACCGAGTCAGGAAGATAATTTATAATTCTTACCCATTCTTCAAAGTTTGCTCTTGTACTTTCAAACCAACCTGTACTTAACATTCCTATTAACCAAATAAGTAATATTTCATCTTTCCAACTTTTGTCTTGGGATTTAATTCTAGCAACATCAACTTCTTTACAAGCTTCTATTTCTGCTTCTCTTATAGTTTTAACTTTTTGTGCTTTATGTTTAAAATGATCTACTACTCTACCAGCAACCATTTTAGTAAGAGGGTTATTTATTAATTTGAACCACATTTTAACTCCATTGCTAATTCTGCATAATGTTTAATCTTTTTATATCTTTCCATATCAGACTCTCCGTTTTTTTTACGAACTGCGTATTTTACTATATTACCATCTATAAAATCAAGCTTATGTGCTGTTATAAACTCGATAGCTTGAATAGGTGCGTTTCGATAGTGTGACCCTTGCTCTTGTCTATTTAAGGCACTCTCCGTTGCTCTCTCGCCTTTTAAAGCATACTTTCCACAGCATTTCTTCTTCATACAAGCTTACCTATCCATTTACCTTTATTATCTAAAACCATTGGTAGAAGTTTAGGAATACCATTTATTATAACTCCACAACCCAAAATGAACCTTGTTTTGAAATTTTTGGCATATGCAAAAGCCATAGACTTTTGATTAATTAAACAACCTACATTCATAGCAAAGAATAAGTTATCAGGATTAGCCCACCAGCTTACTAAAAACTTTGTATGATAATGGCCTTGTACTGCTGACATTCCCATAGTTTGAGAAACTTTTAATATGTCTGCTGATCTGCCGTGAGTAAAAAAACATTTCTGACCATTCGACATTTTAAGAGTTAAATCATCTACCCACTTCCATTTTTTAGTTCCTAAGAAGTCTCCGTAATCTTTAAGAAACTCTTTACTCATACCAAACTTTAAAGCACGTCTATAAACTAGACTAGAGTGGTTACTATCTACTTCTGTTACTTTTGGAAATATACCCTCTAGTTCTTTTACATATTTTCTAGCTTCTTTTAATTCGTGACCAGCAGAAAATAAATCAGGGTCGTGTGAGTGCATTGATATTGCGTGGAAGTCTAGTAAGTCTCCAATATTAACTATCGTATCAGGTTTGTATTCTTTTTTTATTTCTTTTAAAAATTTAATTGAATCTTTATGATGATATGGAACGTGCATATCAGAAATGACTAAAATTCTTTTATGATTCATACAAGTTTTACTTGTACAGTTAATTAGAGAAAATGTAAAGTAGTTGGGTAATTACAAGCAATGCAACAGCACCTAAACCATAAACTATCCAATTAGTTATTGAGTCGAATCTTCTATCTATCTTTTCGTCTATTTTTTCTACGTCCATATGTAGATGTTTGATGTGATTTGTTTTTAAATTATTGATGGATTTTTTAAGACCTGTTATGTGTCCGTACAACGCTATTATATGTTCATTAGTTGTTTTCGGATTTTTAGCCATTATCTTTTCTTTCTCTTTCTTCTTAAATCAAGATCGTGTTTTCTTGAACCTCTTAAAAAGCTATTAACTCTACCCATACTCCAACTAGCCATAGAAGTTCGAGGTCTTGAACCAGCAGATAAAAAAGCACCTTGACCTCTCCTATAAACCTTTTTTAACTGACCTAATGTAATATTTTTTCTAGTCTTTGCTTTTGCTCTTAATGTAGAGATAACTTGTTTAGATAAAGGTTTTCTTTTAACTGCCATTATTTTCTCCTAGATTTAAACATAGACGCTGGTATTCTAGCACCTGATTTATATAATCTTGACATAGATTTAATTAAACTTGCTCTAGCTGATCTCTTACCACCTTTAAGTCCTGATAAGTATTTTTTAGGTAGATCAAGTTCTTTATCTCTTGCGACTCTTCTTCTTTTTCTTTTTTTTGCCACTTGTTCTTCTCTTTCTGTATCTCATCTTGTTTATCATTTCTGATAATGTAGATGTTGTTGTAAAACCACTCACTTGCCTACTGACCTCATTGCTGATCTATGAGCTTGGCCAAAAGTTCTACCTTTTTTCATAGCAGTAGCCATAGACCTCATATGTTTCAATGAATGATGCCTTGCGTGGCTTCTCATTGTTTTTTGTTGTCTTGGTTTTAGGTCTTTAATAATATTCTTTATTGATGCGACCTTAACCATTACTTCTTCTTTTTACCTTTTTTCTTTTTCTTTTTCTTTTTTCCGTGTCCTGTATGATAAG